AGTTTCAGACAATTACTTTACAGCTAATGCTGTAGTAGACAAAACAGCAGCAGCAACCTTTATTCCAGCTATTTGGAGTGATGAGGTCATTGCTGCATATCAGAAAAACCTTAAGATGGCTCCTCTTGTTAAAAAGATGACCATGAAAGGCAAAAAAGGCGATGTGATTCACATTCCTAAGCCCGTACGTGGCTCAGCAGCTGCAAAAGGTGAAGCAGAAGCTGTAACCATCCAAGCTAACTTGGAAGACGAACTAACTGTTACGATCAACCGTCACTTCGAATACTCACGTCTGATCGAAGACATCGTTGAAGTACAAGCTCTTCAGAGCCTACGTCGATTCTACACTGATGATGCAGGTTATGCTCTTGCACTTCAGGTAGACACTGACCTCTTCAACGCAGGTACTGGCTTTGGTGATGGTACTCTTAACCTAAGCCCCGGAGTTACCGGTACTGCATGGGAGAACAGCAACGTTTACTTTAACGCTAGTGGCGGTCTAACTAACTACACTGACGACACTGTTGCTGCTACAGACGTTTTCACTGATGCGGCTCTTCGTGGCCTTATCAAGAAAATGGATGATGCAAACGTACCAATGGACGGACGTGTATTTATTATCCCACCTGCGCTTCGCTCTGAAATCATGGGTACTTCTCGTTATGTATCTAGCGACTTCACCGATCCACGCACTGTACAGTCTGGTTTGATTGGTTCTTTGTACGGCATTGACGTATACGTATCAAGCAACTGCCCCGTTATTGAAGACGCTGCTAGCAACTCAGCAGCAACTGTCGATATGCGTGGTGCGTTCTTGATGCACAAAGACGCCATCATCCTTGCTGAGCAGATGTCTGTACGTTCACAGACGCAGTACAAGCAAGAGTACTTGTCAACTCTGTACACTGCTGACACGCTGTATGGCGTACAAGCATACCGTCCAGAAGCTGGCTTCGTACTTGTAGTACCTGACGCCTAAGCGTCTCTAGCGGGGTGAATTAAGTAGCCCCGCTTTATTTACACTTCGGACACGCTCCATTCTATTTTCATAGGAGAAAGACAACATGTCAGCTTTAGCAAAAGACCGCAACGCAGCACCCATCCAAGTCCTACGTCCCAACTCTACAGACACCGTAAGCATCACAGCTTCGTCAGCACAGTCAACAGCCGTCAGTGCTGGTTGTCGTGTACTCCGTCTTGTAAGCGACACAGACTGCCACTACACTCTCACCTCAGGTACAGCTACGACTAGCGATGTGTTTCTACCATCGTTGGCTGTTGAGTATGTTCACGTTTATGAAGGCGATCAAGTAGCTGTTATTCGTAACGCTGCTGATGGTACGCTGTACGTGACGGAGATGATCTAAATGCAGTTTGTACGCACTAACTTTCTGCTCGTTAAGAATGCCGTAGGTAAAGCTATAGGCTACTTAACTGGAGCGTATCTATTGACAGAATCCAGCGACAACATCGTAACTGAAGCTGGTGATAAGATTATTACGGAGTAAGTCATGGCTGACGTAAAAATTACACAACTTACAGAGTTAGCTGAAGGTCCTGCGGCTGGTGATGAGGTTGCAATTGTAGACAACAGTGTCTCACAAACTAAACGTATCAGTGTAACTAATTTAAACAAACATCCAGACAATGTTAAGTCTACGTGGGGTGCTGGTGATGACCTACAGATTTATCACACAGGTTCGCAAAACTATATTGAGGATGCTGGTACAGGTAATTTAAATTTTAAGTCGAACGGCAACAACTTTAACTTTCTTGATGGAAGCGACAATGTTGTTATGCAAATTGATATAGACTCAGAAACAACTTTATATCACAACACAAGCGCCAAACTAGCCACCACAGCCACAGGCGTAGACGTAACAGGCACACTCACGGCTGATGGGTTGACTGTTAGTAGCTCCTCATCAGGTAGCACTTCGCCCATTGTTAATATAAGCAATGGAGTGGATGCCTCTCCTAATAGACAATTAGCCATTTCTGAAACGGGTGGTTCTGGTTTTTTATATAAAATTGATTCAACAGGTACGTCTGGCTCATTTGGTCAACTTACTCTTGCAACTAACGGAAAAGACCGTATCAACATTGGCTCTGGTGGAGACATCTCATTCTACGAAGACACGGGCACAACCGCAAAGTTCTTTTGGGACGCTTCTGCTGAGTCTTTGGGTATTGGTACTACGAGTCCTGATGCTAAGTTATCAATTTATGATAGTAGCTCCGCAGACTCTACAGGTCTTGTAATATCTAACGGATACACTACGGATACAGCAGGTGATTCTACGGAGATAATGTTTCGGCATTATCGCTCTTATGGCACTTCTGTTACTGACTCAGCTTTTATCAAAGCAACAAAAACACAAGCATGGGATGCCACAAGCGACAGAACTTCCAAGTTAGAGTTTGGAACAAGAAATGGAGCAGATGAGCCAGCAACACGTATGACCATAGACAATGTTGGCAATGTTGGTATTGGCACTTCGAGTCCTTATACAAAGCTCACAATCAACAACGGAAGCGCCAGAACAACCGCATCTACTGTTGATACCACTTTTCTGCATACTAATGACGTAGATGACTTTAGGTTTGGTCTTGTTACGAGCTTAACTGGAGGAGCTACGGCAAGTAATCGCTATGCAAGTTTATCTGTGGCGGCTTATCAAATTTCTACTGACACGTATACAAATGCAGGTGAGTCATTAGTTCTACAGCCTGATGGTGGCAATGTTGGTATTGGTACTACTACTGTAAGCAATCCGTTTAGTGTTGCACAAGCTGTACAAATAGGTGCTTTATCAGGTACTGGCGGTCTTCTAACGCTCGGTGGATCTTCTGGATCTGTATATTTTGGTGACTCAGGCAGTGGTTATGCAGGATACATAAATTACCAGCACTCAGACGACAGTTTGCGCTTTGGCACTAGTACGTCAGAACGTATGCGCATCGACAGCACTGGCAGCTTGTTGTTGGGGGGTACTAACACTAACCCCGCAGGCGCGGGGGTAGATGGCATAGCTTTATCGGCTGGTGGACGGCTTAATGCTCAAGTGTCTGGACAAACGCATCGGATTGGCCGCGGCGAAGATGGCGACATCATTGAGTTTCGCGCTGCTGGCACACCAGTCGGTAGTATTGGTAACACAGGATCTAACTTATACATTGGATCTTCAGATACAGGAATTAGCTTTGGTGGCGGCGCTGACGCAATCGCGCCTTTCAATGTGTCAACTGGAACAGATAGAGATGCCGCCATTGATTTAGGAACTGTAACAGGAAGCAGTCGTAGATTCAGAAACCTATACCTATCAGGCGGTGTCTATCTCGGTGGTGTTGGCGGGTCTAATCTGTTGGATGATTATGAGGAAGGTACGTTTACTCCAACATTAACATTTAATAGCGGTAGCGCTACTTATACATCAGCAATGAGATATACAAAAATTGGTCGTCAAGTTACTTTGACTGGATCAATAAGCGTATCAGCGGCGGCTAGTCCGTCTGGTTATATACAAATAACATTACCTTTCGCTACAGATATAGCAACAAACGGATTATATGTTGGCTCTATTTATTTTAATGATGCGGTTAACAAAAACGCTATTGACTTTGCTTTAAATGCTCCATCCGTTGGTGGTACGTCAACAGCAAGAATATTTTTGGGTGATGTTCCAGAGGTGCTATCAGCCAATGCGAACGCCGAAGAAATTCAGAATGGAACAACCTTTGTTATAAATTTAACTTATTTTACATCTTAATTATCTCTAGTGGACTCTAGAGACGGACTAACTTAGGAGAAACAAAAATGGCATTAACTAAAGAAGTAGTGGCAGACAAAATCGAAGTAGTCGAAACAGGCGAATCAACGGTAGTACAAGTGCGCACCGCTACTCGCGTCGTTGAAGACGGAGAAGTAATCTCTAGCTCTTATCACCGCCACGTAATCTCAGCAGATGACGACTACTCACAAGAACCTGCTAACGTACAAGCAATCTGTAACGCAGTCTTTGGAGCGTAATCATGTGGACTATTAAACTACTCGAATACACCAACGACTCAGACAAGGCAGTGATGGTTGCTCATTGGGGCTGTGAGGTCGTAGATGGTGATTACAGCGCATCTAGCTATGGTACTTGTAGCTTCACACCAGATCCTTCTGATCCTTCATACGTGCCTTATGAAAGCCTTACAGAGAACGATGTAATCGTGTGGGTATGGGGTCAGGTTGATAAGATGCAGACCGAGGCCGCACTGACTGCACAGATTGAAGCACAGAAAGCACCAACTACTGTTACCGGAGTGCCTTGGTGATACTGGACACGTTCAATAGTCTGTTTGAGTACAAGGCAGATCAAGGTGACCAGTGGCGCATACCCAAGATTGTAAACGGAAAAATACTTGGGGACTGTGAAGATTACGCCTTGGGTGTCTTGTACTACGTTATAGCTGAGAAGTCTTTGTTTAAGTTCTGGTTACTGCTACTAAGCAGAGCAAAGATTTGTTACGTTAAGAACGATGGCGAAGGCCATGCGGTGTTAAGGTACAAAGGCCAGTACATAGACAATTGGACTAAAGAGTTTGTGACTAAAGAACACATGGTGTCACTCGGTCACAAGTTTCATTGGGGCTTCTATCTAACATATCAAGTTGCACTGAAGATGCTATTCACAAAGGCGAGGGGATTATGATTACTATAGACGGGAAAGAATACACCGAGGATCAACTGACCAACGAACAGAAGTATGTTGTGTCTCAAATCCAGGACATCGAGACCAAGCTAAATGGCTTTCGATTTCAGATGGATCAACTTTTAGTGGCCAAGCAAACGTTTAGCGATATGCTGGTTAACTCTGTTAGCGGAGAGTCTGAAGATGAGCAAGTCGCTGCTGAAGCGGATCGGAGTTAGCGGCTACAACAAGCCCAAAAAGACTCCTAGCCATCCGACAAAATCTCATGTTGTTGTGGCAAAAGAAGGTGATAAAATTAGAACCATACGCTTTGGTCAGCAGGGCGTATCTGGTTCACCTGCAAAAGAAGGTGAGTCAGAAGCACAGCGCAAGCGTCGAGAATCATTCAAGGCTCGGCATCGAAGAAACATAGCCAAGGGCAGAATGTCTGCGGCTTACTGGGCAGATAGGGTGAAGTGGTGAGAAAGCCGAAGCGCGGATTATATGAAAACATCCGAAGGAAACAAGAGCGCATTGCTAGGGGTTCTGGTGAGCGCATGAGAAAACCAGGCGAGAAAGGTGCGCCATCGGCTGCGGATTTTAAAGCTGCGGCGAGAACAGCGAGGTAGTTATGACAGTGGAAAGGTCGGTTGCGAAGCTAGAAGCCCAACAAGAAGCTATGGCCAGCGACATCCATGAGATGAAATCGGCCTTGACTAGCATCGCTGATACCCTAAGAAACTTGGCAGGAATTGAACAACGCCAGGTTAATTTAACTGACGCCATTACAAGAGCGCACCAGCGGATTGATGAGATCCAGGCGCTCATAAAAGATGAGGTCAAAGGCCACGAGAAACGCATACAATCTATTGAATTGAAGCAAGCCAAGGATCAATGGATCGAGCGTGCAGCTATGGCCATATTGATGGGCGCTATTGGCTTCTGGATTAAAGGCGGTTTATGATCTCCTTACTTGTCTCGGCAATTGCACCACTGCTGGACAAAGTAATCCCTGATGCGGATGAAAGGAATAAGCTAGCCCATGAGATTGCTACGCTCACAGAACGCCAAGCTCACGAGATTGCTAAGGCTCAAATCGAAGTTAACCGGACTGAAGCAGCGCATAAGTCACTATTTGTTGCAGGATGGCGTCCGGCCACTGGTTGGATATGCGCTAGTGGTCTCGGGTTTAATTATATCATCGTCCCTCTGGGCAATTTTACTTTGGCTCTTATCGGGGATGGTACAGTAATACCCTCTCTTGATTTAAGTCAGATGCTCCCAGTGCTAATGGGTATGCTAGGGCTGGGTGCGTTCAGAACCTACGAGAAAACGAAGTCAGTAGCGAGAGATCAGTAATGCCATTACTCAAAGGTCGGTCAGATAAAACCGTATCAAAGAATATCAAGACTCTATTGTCTGAAGGCTACCCCCAGAAGCAAGCCGTAGCCATCTCAATGTCAAAGGCAAAGCGTGCAAAAATTGATCGAAAATCTTAAGAGACATGAAGGGTTAAGGCTCAAGCCTTACTTATGCTCTGAAGGTAAAATAACCATCGGTTTTGGCAGGAATTTGGAGGATATGGGCATCTCTGAGAAAGAGGCTGAGATGTTATTAATGTCCGACATTCAGCGATGCTACGAAGAACTCGATGTGTTCTCTTGGTTTCACGACTTAGACCAGGTTAGACAAGAGGCAATGGTTAACATGCTATTCAACCTTGGTCTACCTACCTTCCTAGAATTTAAACGAACACTCAAGTTTATGGCTGAAGGTGCATACTCTCAAGCGGCTGTTGAAATGCTCGACTCCAAGTGGGCGGACCAGGTTGGAGACCGAGCGAAAGAACTAGCTTATATGGTGGAGACTGGATGTTACATGTAACTCTGGGGTTTATACTCGGAGTCTTGTTCGAGCTTCCGGTATTCTTCTCGATAGTGCTTGGCGATATCCTTTCTGACTGTTTCATTTGCCTTCAAGATACCGTTACTCTTTTCCTGTAAGATATCTAAATGGGCAGGGCCGAAGTATTGCTCTAACCATCTTACAAACTTAGTCGGGTTTTCTGTCATGTGTCTATGGCATCCACTACACATACAAACTGCATTCATTAAATCCCATCGTAATATTTTCTTGCGTCTGCCGTGAATGTGGCAGCACTCTAGTCTAAGGTCTGAGCGACCGCAGTGCTCGCAGTATCCCTTAAATCTTACAACATCGCTAAACCACTTGTCCGCTGCGTCCCTCTTGATCGCCATCTTTATCCTCCATTGTCCATTTTTTTTCCCGACCGATGGCGGGGGCGAAATGAAAACATCCCTCGCACATCCAACCCTTTAATCGAAAGTCATCTTGCGCTGTAAATATTTCAGTCATCTGCTGATTACAGTCGTCGCAAATCATTAGTGCAATCATTTTACTGTCTCCCTTTCGATCATTTTATAGCTGATAGTTTGGCTACCAACTTGCCCAAACTCTTTGTGATAAGTAATCACTTGTGCCTCTCGGCCTGACATCCAACCGCCACGGCTTGCGTAGGCATCGGGTGCAGCAAGCGTCCTGTGCTGAGTGACAAGCATTAGGTTTGTCTCTTTAACGTCAATACTATGGTAGTGACCCATGTGCGCGTAGGCGTGTTCGGTCCTACCGAATACTTCTCTAAACTTTGCCGCGAATACCGAGTCCACATTAGCCACCTTGCGCTTGTGGCCGTGATGAAAAAATAGGGCCGTCTTGCCCCATTCAAAACAGTAATAAGTGTCAGCCGTATTATCGACCTCAATCCTCGGCTCCTTGTCATATAGAGCCACTAAGAACTCGCGCATCCAAGCGCTACTAGCCGGATCGTGGTTTGCATCGCACCACTTTACATGCACCTTTGGATACTTCTCTAGCAACATTCTAATGACCCTGCGAATCACTCGAATGGTTGTCCTGACTAGCTTCTGGAAACGAGTGTCTGCATCGAGAATGTGCCGACTAGCGGGTGTTACCGCCTCAAGTGAATCGAAGTGCAGAAAGTCACCAAGTTGAGCGAATACTGCAACATCGGCTTGCGGGCTTTGCTCTATTGCTTGGGCAAACCATTTAACCAAAGTGTCTTCGGCTATCTGCAAGTCCCAATCGGCTCCAGTCTCTTCATGCCAGGCTAACATCCCTGCATGGTAGTCCGTAATCACGTACATGTTGCACAGCTCGGACTTCTTAACCTTTGGCTTATTTACCTTTGGCTCTGGCTTGATCTCTTCAGTGAGCGCCTCGATAGCCTCGCGCATGAGTTGCATTTGGCGTTCGTTATCAATGTCAGACTTGACCCACTGGATTGTAGGCTCGCCATCTTTGTATAACGTAGACGTTCCCTTGACTCTATAGCCATCGGGCACAGTATGAACCATATCATGTTCAGGGGAATAGCCTTGCCTAGCGGCGGCAGCCCTTACTCTACTACAGGCCGATTGAACATTGCGCCCAGCAATCCCAACTATTTCGGAAACCTGCCTAACAGATAAGCCCTGCCTTCTTAGTTCGATTATTTCCCGCTGCCTATCTGTCTCACAAAACTCTAGCAATCCACCCCAATCACTCATAACTATACCTGCATTCTATTAGCTGCACGTTCTGAGGCTTCTACGGTTCTCCAAGCGTCGATATAGGCTTGGGCGGCCTGATACCTTACCTTCGCTTTAATCGCCTCTGAGCGCGCCTCTATTGCTTTAAAGCGGGCTTCTATGTACTGCTCGTCAGACTCCGCTCGCATCTCCGCTTCAGCCACACCGCACCCTTTATCTTTGTGCTGTAATGCGATGCTGGCTTTAACAGATTTCAATGTGCCTTCAAGGATATTAGCGGCCTGCTCCCTATCGGCCCACTCTTCCCCCACCTTTGTTAGTTTTTCGTAAACGCTTTGCGGATTCATAGGCTATCACCACATGCAAGCGAACTAACTCTCGATAACACTCCGGCACGGATGAGAGCATCTCTTGCCGCTTCTCCCGTGAGCCTTCCGACAATATCTCCATCGCGTAATGTCTCGGCCACTTCACTAATGATCGCCTTCTTCATGTAGTTTTCCCCTGGCTTCCGGTACATAAGATTCACATTTGCACCTATTGAGGTCACCATTCCATGCTCGTGCATAATACGCAAAACTTCGGACATTCTACTTTCATAACCGACCGTTGTACAAATATCAAACATCTCGGTGATAGTGAACGCTTCGCCTGACTTGTATAGGTTAGAGTTTAGAACCTGATCCACGGCGTCTTGAAGTTTGTATCTTGGCTTCATGAGCTTTCTCTGTAGACGATATCACCGTCATAAGCCTGACCATATTTATTAATAAAGTAATTAACCATGCGTGCTTTGAGTGGCCCATCTACCCAAGTCACGTCAGTAAGATCGTCCAGATTCGATCTATCGCGTAACGATTTCTTGGCAGGACTTTGTATAGGCGAACTACCGCCTTGATCCTGCGCTCTCGATAGCCAAGAGTTGACGAACCTCTTAACGCCTTTCGGCGTCTTTCTTTTGGTTGGGTTAGCATCGAGCCAACTCTCCATCTTTGCCAGCTCCGCGAATATATCGACGGCTGGATAAGTCTTCTGCCATTGGATAACGTCTGCATCATCTGGCTCCCAATCCTCTCCAGTGTTAAGTTTCATTGCGGCTCCCTCACTCGATCAAAAAACCAACATGAGCAGAATCTGAGTTATCTTCTGCTGCCACTGGTTTGATTAGGTAATAGCCACTTGCCCACCCAACAACATCGTAATCTTTCCCATGCTGGTCAGTGAAGCAAAGGTCTTCATCAAACAATGAGCCGTCGCAAATATAATAATCTTGATCTTTCACAAGTAATACTCCGCATACGCTTTATTGTTATGTGACTTCATGATTCTGGTTTCTATCTTGTGTCCCTTCTCGCGTAATTCAGATATACGTGCAGCCAGGCGCATACACCCATATCGTTCTAACGCCATTAGGGGATTGATCGAGCCATGCTCTTGAATGTGTTTTAGGATTTGTTGATTCTGATTCATACGCCCTCCAGCTTAATGAACTGTACTTGCTTCTTTTTGCATCATGAGAATCTCGGTTAATAGGTTACCTAAATCCTCTGAATCTAACGATGTGAATAGATCAATACCATCTTCGGTAATTAAGATAGAGACATAATCTGTATCTTTATCTTTCATACCATTAACAATCCTTTCATAAATATCCATCCACACTTACCCTTTTGATGCCCTAGCGGACAACAATAACAAATTTAGTAATGACGAGCTTTGATTAACGTATCGAATCTTGACATCTATCCTAGCTACCTGCTCTCGGCATCTAGGGGCGCATCATGGAGAGGGTCAACTCCGCTCTGGGGTTCTTCGGTTCCCCAGCCTAACGCCCGTTAATCTCTGCGATTCAATGTTGTGGTTGGTTAACTGTGTGGTAAACTAACTACATCGTTGAAATCGCACATCAATGATACCCCCCCGCACCCCTCCAGTGCAAGCCCCCTTCGGGGGGCACCTCTTTTTACTTAAAGAAATCCCCAGGCTTAGCGCCCAGAACACTTAATACACTGACAAACGTTGATATCTTCATATCGTTGGCGTTTCGATAGTTGGTCACTGTTTGACGTGACACTCCTAAATGATCTGCCAGTTGCTCGTTAGTCATACCGCGCTCTGCCTGAAGAACCCTGATGAACTTCCCAATATCAGAATGGAATATCGGAGTCATAATCTACCTCTTTTACAAACTGCTGCTTGGCTTTCTGTACGTGTTGCTGTGCCACCTTCTGCTTTGGTGATACAGATACACTTAAAAACTTCTTGCCTTGCTTAGACGTTTTTGTCCAGCCCGATAGGTAGTATTCAACCCCATCTACGTCGAGGCTTCCGGTCATGTCTGGATGCTTCTCGGTCTCTTTCTTATCGTTGCGAAATAAAACGCCTCTGTTTGTGTTATCGTATTCCATGTCTTACTCTCCTGTTGCTGTACGGAACTCGGTTGATTTCATGATGGCGCGCTCTTCCGTAGTAAACACGCCGCCTTTTGAAGGCGCTTTCCAAACGCCAATCTTCTCTTCCTCGGTTAGTTCGTCCCAGGCTTCTTTAGCCATAACTAGGTCACCGATTTCAATGCCCGTTTTAATTGCTTCGATGCTGTCCGCTAGAAGCTCGCACAAGGCTTCGTATTCGTCTTTCTGTCCACCCCTTAGCATCGCACTCTCTGAGTCGTCATCGACCGCAGGAATGCCAAACAGGGCCTGTAGAGCGTATCGACGCGCATAAGTAATCGCACTGCCCGCTGCTTGTGGGTCGCCTTTAACCATCGGTAGGGTGAATTCGTGCTCGATCCACTGACCTGACGTGTGAATCAATCGAGTAGTAACCCCGATTGAATTGCCATCACGGTGTGGCAGTTGCACGTAACTCAAACCGTTTTTAAAGCACGGCTCCTTGATCGCCTTGATTACGCTTGTAAGATCGGCGTAGCTTGATTTAAAGAATGGGTTAGCGGAACCTTTAACGGCTCCACCCATCTCACCCTGCGCTGCACATAATGCCAGCGCCAACTTCTCAATTGTTTCACTAGACTTCACTGTAACCCTCCTTGATTTGAAACGCTTCTTCTAGAAGAACCCTGTTAACCAGGCGGAAAACGGATTCTTTATCTTCCAGTAGACACGCCTCGAATATGTCTCTCATTCGGTTTTCCATTAGCTCTACGGCTTGCTCGCCGCTCTTAGCCGGAATGAATTCACCGATCATTAAACTCCATAGGTAATCCATGTTGTCGCGCGCGTTATCAATCATTCTGATGTTGGCGCAATCCCAGCAAAACCTATCCCCATCAACCACTGCATTGTTGCAGTCTTGGCATCTCTCACAACTCATGACTTCCCTCCATTTCTAACTCAACATAACCCTCTGCATAACCCGCCAGATAATCCGGATCGCTATCTAAGGGGTTTGCGTACATCATTGCATCCTCGTAGCCACACCAGCGCAGCCACTCCGAATACTCAACTTGATTTAGTTCATCCATAATTTGTCCCTCCAGACAAGTTAAATGTAAAGCATTGTTGTTATGATGTAAAGCGTTTCTTTTATTATTTGGTTACTCACAGTGCCGAAAATCTCGGAATCTGTTCTATGCAATCTCGGAATCCAATGTTAGTTTTGCATGGATTTTTACTAAAACTTCACACCTTTCCGCTTTAAAGCATCACTTTCCGCTTTAAAACATCATAAATGTAGCTTTTCTGCGTCAATATCTACATAAATGTTTACATTTCCAGCAGTGCTTTCATTACCATTACAACGAGCGCCGTCATTAGTAACCAGCTCATTAGCTCAATCCACTCCTCGTCACTCATCTATCCAATCCTCGAATGCGTCTTGCTTAACTGGATCAATGTAGTTGAGTTCATGCCAGGATATTGAGTAACTCCAGTGCTCAGTCGCTGCCTCTTCGCACCAAGCCGCAAACTTCGCGTGTTCAATATCAGCGTAAACGCCGACCACATAGTTATGACCGTAGTCATCTTTCATCTCTACCACATACATTGTAAGTACCTCGCCTCGGCTTGACGATCTCGACCGCCCTCTGCCTCGTATACTCGGTTGACTCTTGTACGCTCAGATCATCCATCAAGCAGTAGTCCTTTTTGAATCTATCTGCCATCGTCTGCGCTGCCTGAATTGATACGATGATATCCTCAATCATCTCATCAAGTTCGCTTTCCATTGTACTATCCTTTTTTGACATTAGTAAACTTTCGCCCATGTAGCACCGGACCGCGCTAATGCGATTGTGTTGCGGTGCACCCCATACTTCTTGGCAAGCTGCGGATAGGTCAACCCGTTTCGATTAATTCGAATAGCCTTGACCTGGGCTGCTGTCAGTTTGCGTTTTGGCATTGCTAACCCTCTGCACACTTTGGCTTTCGGTTTTCGTAGTCGGGCCAGTGGCCTTCGCACACCATGCGCTCATAGAATTTGGCCTGGGCTTCGGCTTCGGCTACGTCCATCGAGCCGACTAGACCTAGAACGAGGAAAAAGGCGCAAGCGCCTAGTATGATTTGATAGCGTTTCATGAGTGCTCCAGGGGCCGCGCTCAGGCGGCCTTGGTGTATTGTGTGTTTTTCTTAAGTTGCCATTTTTCGACAACCGGATTGCCGCAATCGTCCTCGTCCGTAACAATGTAAGCAACGGTTTGCATGACCCTGGCATAACGATACCCAGTCATGCCGCAAACGCCGCCACCGCCAACCCAAACCTTGTGCGGCCATTCGTAGTAACCTGGCATATCAAGGTCGTCGTTGTCGCTGTACTCAAAATAATTTCCGGTGTCCTTTTCGATGAACACCCCGATTGTGTCTTCTGCGTATGTGAAAAAAGCCATTGTGATTCCCTCCAGGGTAAGGGCCGCGCTTAGGCGGCCATATCGTAAGCGTAATGTTCGGCAAGTTCGCGCCAGTTAACGCAAGTCAAGTCGATCAGGTCTGCAAACAATCCGCTGATCTCTTCTTGATCAAGCAGGTCGTAAACGTATTCTTCCAGGCAATCAGCAAGAGTCTCGACACTGGTCTCGTCGAAGATCTCGGTGATGTGATCGCCAAGGTGTAGATTGATTACCCAAGTTTCTCTGTTAGTCCATCCGTTCATTGTTTGTCCCTCCAGTCAGTGTGTGGCCGCTTATGCGGCCTTGTCTGTTAATTTGGTTAATGCTTTGTTTAACTTCGCCTCGCTTTTTTCTAAAAGGCTAAGGCTTTGCGATGTTCTCTTTTCAATGTGAAGGGCTAGCGCCCAGTCGTACATTTTCTTTGCTGCTTTAACTGACTTGTCCATTTTGCTTCCCTCTTGGTTGTTGGTCTCTCGACCGTTGAGATAATAATACAACAAACCTTTTACATGTGTCAAGAGAAAGTTTACATATCCTTAGATCAATTTGTTATATAGTTTGCCGATCTTATAACCAGTCTATAAAATAAGGTTATAACGGAGGTTTGCTATGGACATGCGACACAAGCTGGATAAAGAGACCAGGCAACGACACTTTCCCGAATATGATGGGGGGAAGGGATCGAAGCCAAGGAAAAGTACACAAGAGAGCCGCGACAAGTTCAAGGCGAATTACGACCGTATTAACTGGGGTAATAAGTAATGGCCGCTACTAATGCAGCTAAACAGCGAACGATGCGTCAAGAGCAGTTGCGAGAGCTTATAAGCAAGAAGGGACTAGTGCAGAAAGTTCTTGATACAGCGCAGAAAATGGATGAGCAGGGGGCCACACTAGAAGCCACTGAACTGCAAGCAATGAAAGCTAGTGCAGATATACGCTTGAAGCTCATTAATAAGTACCTGCCGGACATGAAAACCCAAGAGATAACGGGCGAGGGTGGTGATGCTTTGATAGTGTCTGTGCTTAAGAAGCGCTTTGACGGCGTTGAATAATGCCAACGATTGAGTTCCACTTAAAGCCGCAAGGTAAAGTCCTGCAAGAGTTCGCCGACTGCCGCGAGCGTAATTCATTTATCATGGGCCCGCTTGGTAGCGGTAAGACAGTTCAAACGATACTCAAGCTGTTTGATCTAATGTGCGAGCAAGCGCCAGTGAAGGATGAGAGGCACCCTAATCACGGTGTACGCTTAACTCGAATCATCGCGGCTCGAAACACTTATTCCGAACTATTCAGCACCACCATTAAAGACTGGATCGAAATACTGGGCGACCTGGGTGAGTTTAAACAGGGCAACAAAGAACCGCCTACCCATCGCATAGCCTTCCAACTAGAAGACGGCACCAGTGTTAGGTGTGAGGTCATCTTCATCGCCTTTGATCGACCGGACCATGTTAAGAAGGCCCGAGGTATTCAAACAACATGGGTGTGGCTGAACGAAGCTAAAGAGCATTCGAAGGCTGTTATTGATATGCTCGATCTGCGGGCAGGTCGATATCCATCACCAAAGGAAGGCGCACGGCCTACACACTATGGCATCGTTGGCGACTCGAACGCACCGGATGAGGATCATTGGTATTACAAGCTGGCAGAAGAAGAACGGCCCGAAGGCTGGGCTTTCCATCGGCAACCAGGCGGCGTGTATCGGGATGGTGAGAAATGGGTAGTCAATCCGGATGCTGAAAACCTAACCAACTTACCGACGGCTTACTACTCGCGAGGTCTGCAAGGCAAGACCGATGATTGGATCAAGGTCAACCTAGCGAACGAATACGGCTTTGTTTCGTCCGGCAAACCTGTTCATCCGATGTATGTAGACTCGGTTCACTGTTCGCCTACTGACTTTGAGCCATCGAAAGACATCCCAATTATTCTAGGCTTCGACTTTGGTCGTACACCCGCGTGTGCATTCCTACAGCGTACGTCAATGGGTCGGTGGGTATGCTTCGATGAGTTCTGTTTAACCGATAGCGGGGCGGTAGACTTTGCACCGCAGTTGAAACGTTATATCGACGCTCATTACCCAGAGCACAAATTCAAAGGCTGGGGCGATCCATCGGGCGACAACAAGAACCAAGCGAATGCTGACACGCCGTTTAAGATTATCAGGGCGGCGGGTATTCCCTGTTCACCTACGAATACAAACGACCCTGCAATGCGAAGGGCTGCACTAGAGCTACCGATGAAGGAAAACTGCATGGATGGTAAGCCTCGGTTCTTATTAACGCCGAAGGCCAAGATGATTCGCAAGGGCTTACAAGGCGGCTTCTGTTATCGGCGTATACAGGTTTCGGGTGATCGCTACACTGACGAGCCGGATAAGAACGAATACTCACACCCTGTAGAAGCTCTTGAATACGCTCTACAAGGCGAAGGCGAGGGAAGACAGGCATTGGCTAGAGCGCAAGGCTTTGATCGTCCTACAACCGCTAGGGTGGCGTTTAGTGTCTTCTGACATCTACCTAGTGTTCACCGATGATGATCGGCACTGGTGGTCTGGCTTCCTGCATCCGTTCATTAAACACTGTTATGTGTTGGTGCCGGATCGCGGTCGATGGATCGTTTACGGTAAGACCGCTCAATACTTTGATCTTTTTACTATTGACGACCAACCGTTTAAACTTGACGAGGTGATAATTGTCAAAGCTAAGCGGAGACAATCAAGGCGTAATCTATTCATGTTGAACACATGTGTAGGTCACGCAAAACAAATTCTAGGAATCAATGACCCGTTGATTCTCACACCTTATCAACTATTCAAGAGGTTGAACAATGCGTAAACCAAAGGCACCCAAGAAGACGGCTCAAGAAGTAGCAGTTGAGCGCCGTCAACAGATAATGCTCGATAAAGAAATCGAAGAGCAAGAAGACCGTTTCCGTGCTCTGTCTCGCGGGAAAATGGGCAAGGCTAGTCTACTAGGTGGCGCGCCTACTTCACGGCAAGAAGCGGCTGGTGTTGGTGGTCGACGCTCTGGTCTTGGCGGTATGACCGCTGGCGGTGTCGGCGGCCTACTCGGTGGCGCAGGTGGTGGCGGTATGTTTGGCGGTGGCGCTACTACATCCGGTGGAATAAAGAACTCAAGATCGTCACTGATTGGCTTACAGCGCACGTTCTCATCTATGGGTAAATAATATGCAACTACCTGAACACCTGGGATCGTTCAACGATCTAATCACAAGAGAAAAGAAAGCCTTCGACTCTGAAGCTATGTGGCACACACAGCTCTCTGACGTGTATGAATACTTTCTACCCCAAAGAAACCTATTCGACCGCGAGGATAAAGGTCAGAAAAAGATGGATCGGATATTCGATTCGACTTCACTGACTGCTATCCAGCAAGGTGCAAGCAAGCTCCAGGAGAACATCGCACCTATCTGGGCGCGTTGGGCTACGTTCCAGCCAAGTGAACAGGTACTCAAGCTGTTAGAGACTGGCGACTATGGCGTGTCAGAAACTGACATACGCGAGAACCTAGAAGAGCAGGCCGAGATTGTTTTCGATTACATCAACCGCTCTAACTTCGGTACTCAATTCTATGAAGCTGCACTTGATCTGCTAGTGGGTACAGCGACTCTGCGGATAGACGAAACCGACGAAGATGATATGCCTATCGTCTTTCATGCCATACCCCAGAAGGGCATAGCGTTTGAGGAAGGGCCTTACGGTACTATCGAAACCCATTGGCGGCGCATGAAGGTTAAAGCGCGTCTAGTCGAAAGAATGTGGCGAGGCTTTGAGCCAAGCGAGAAGATAGCAAACTTAATCAAGGCTTCACCTGATAGCGAGATCGGTATTCATGAGGGCGTTGTCTACTGTCCTAAGATGAAGCGCTATTACGGCATGGTCTGGTGTGATGGTGAAGACCATATCTCGTGGTTTGAGGATTTCGGTATTTCATCGCCTTGGGTTACTGGCCGTTACACTAAAGTAGCGGGTGAGGTTCGCGGTCGTGGCCCTGCAATGCAAACGTTGCCCGATGTCCGATCACTGAATAAGGCTAAAGAGTTCGTATTACAGAAGGCCGCTATTGATCTAGCGGGCATGTATACGGCTACGGACGATGGTGTAACGAACCCCTACAACATCACTATTAGCCCAGGCATTGTTATCCCTGTTGGCTCTAACAACACGTCGAACCCATCTATACAGCGTTTGGACACTGGGACTAACCTAGCACTAGCGCAGTTCGAGATTCAAGAATTGCAAAACGCAATCAAGGTTGCATTGTTTAACGATCTTAGAGACCCCGCTGGCCCAGTGCGTACAGCGACTGAGATCGCTATCGAGGCTCGGGAGTTAGCTAAGCGTATAGGTTCTGCATTCGGTCGGTTGCAGACTGAAGTCCTAGTACCTGTTCTCAAGCGTGTAGTTAATATCCTTACACGCCGAGGATTAATTACACCTATCCAGCTAGAAGGCCGTGACATTGATATTAAGTTCACGTCACCACTAGCAAGGGCGCAAGACTCTGAAGACCTAATGGCTGTACAGCAAGCGGTTCAGTTTGTCTTAGCCACTGCCGGGCCGGAACAAGTGATGATGGCATTTAAGACCGAGAACTTTGGTACATGGGCGGCCGAAAAAACAGGCATGTCATCGGAATTGGTGCGCTCTGAATCTGAGAAACAGCAGATCATTCAGGCAGGTGCTGAAGCTGCACAAATGCAACAACAACAACCACAATTACGGGCGGTTGAATGAGTTGGGATCAACTAGAGATAGACCAAGAAGAAAGTAATAAGAGAAAGGCCGAAGTCAGAGAGAAACAAGTAGAGTTAGCCAAGGCTTACAATCGTTGTTTCTCTACTGATGACGGGTTCAAAGTGCTGGAGGACTTAACGAACCGTTTCATCATTGACAACAATACCCCGCTTACTTCTCAAAACATCGAGTATGAGGCGGCGTACCACAATGGTGAAGGCGGTGTGGTTAAGTTTATTCTGCATCTAATCAAGCAAGCGGAGAGGTTATGAGCGAGACTAAACGAGGCCGCAAACCAGCGGCGAAGTATGCAGTTATCTGTGATGAGCGGGGATTCCTAGAAACCAAAGGGTTCAAGTTTGGGTGGCTCGATTTATTGCATGAGCAATACGGGTTTAACAAGTTCCAATACATACACAAATTCCGAGCCTTCAGGTGCTACAAGGGTCACAAGCATCTGGATTGGATCGACATCAACGACTTGGCGCTACTTAACGGTAGTCGTCGAATCGCTGAAATCCTGTTGAAACACCAGCAGGTCAGTCCCAAAAGGGCTGTTATTCAATATCCTTGGAGATAAACTATGGAAGATCAGGCCGTTGTAGACGATACCCTGAGTGCAGGGGATCAGGTTTCACTTGTAGATGCCGCCTCACCTACACTGGGTGAGAACGAGTATTTTTTAATTGACGGTATCAAAGGGACAGGCGAGCGTCCCGATTGGTACAAAGCAGAAAAGTATAAGTCTATTGCCGACCAGGCTAAGGCATACACCGAGTTAGAGAAGCGCTTTGGTGGGTTCACTGGCGCACCTAAAGACGGTTATCAAATGCCGGAAGGTGTCGACGATGGTGACGAGTTATTCAGCGAGCTAAAGACCTTTGCTGAAGAAACGAACATGTCACAGGATGCGTTTAATCGCGCTTGGGATTTACTACAAGCCCAAACTGAAGCTGTTGAGTCTGTTTCTGTTGAGATGGAATTGCAGAAGCTCGGGGCTAACGGTACCGAACGCATCAAGCACGTCGAACAGTTCATGAAGAACAATCTTGACCCTGACACTTACGAGCGTCTCCGCTATGCGGTGAACAGTGCTGAGTCTGTCGAACTGGTTGAGGCTCTAATCAAATCCACTGCCCCTGCTAAGCTGCCGATTGACGGCGTTGTTCAGCCAGGCGGTATAACGTGGCAAGACATAGAGCGCGAGATGTTCAAGAAAGACGACAACGGGAATCTGCTACGATCTATCGACCGAAACCATGAGGCGAAGATTCAGCGCATGATGAAAGAGTATGGTGGCGACCGTCCTTATACTCAAACGTTCGGTTAGTTTGCTTTCTTATAACTAACTGATATTATACGTGGGTCGGATACCCATCTTGGCCTGACAGATTATTTAAGGTTGTAGGCTGACCGATCTGTCGGGCACTCAGTCGAAGACCTACAAAACTTTTATTAATTACTCGTTTTGAGGGTTATTCACATGAGTAAAAATCTATCTGCTGTAGCAGTGATTGAGTTTGACAGTATGGTCAAACATGCCTATCAAGGCATGGGCATGCTGAAAAACGCAGTTACTGTACGTAATAACGTTGTAGGCGATCAGTACAAATTCCGCCGCATGGGTAAAGGTCTTGCTAACCAGAAGTCTACTTCTGACTTGGTAACTCCAATGGATGTGGGTCACGAGTTTAAGGTTGCTACTTTGAGCAACTGGAATGCTCCTGAGTACACTGACATCTTTGACGCTGCCGAAGTAAACTTTGACGAGAAGCAAGAACTGGCTAACACCATCGCAGGTGCGTTGGGCCGCCGTTCTGACCAGCTCGTTATCGACGCTATGGACGCTTCAACTCCTTTGACTACTGCAATCCCTGAAGGTGGCACTAACCTTACTATGGAAAAGGTTATCGCTGCTCAAGTTGCATTGCGTGACCAAGGCGTACCTTCTTCTGAGTTGTTTGCGGTTATCGAAGCAAATGGTTTGGGCGGTCTGTTGAACGACGAGAAGGCAACTTCTGCTGACTATCAGTCAATCAAGGCTTTGGTATCTGGTGAGATCAACACTTTGTGTGGCTTCCAGTTCATCGTAATTGAGACCCGTACCGAAGGTGGTTTGACTGTTGCAACTGACATTGTTGATTCTTGGTTCTTCCAGCGTCCCGCTGTTGGCCTTGCAATCGGCATTGACATGAAAACTGAAGTTAACTGGATTCCTGAGCGCACCGCATGGTTGACCAACGGTATGCTTAAGGCTGGCTCTGTCGTTCGCGACGAGGGTGGTCTGGTTAAAGTTCAATACGATCGCACTGCGTAAAGGAGACTAAATCATGGCATTTTCACGTTCTGGTCTTTCGCGCATTGGTGGTTCTGGTGATGCAAACGCTGTATGGGTTTACTCATCTACTGAAGCACCTGCTACTGTTGCTGGTTCTGGATTCTTCAACGACGCAAGCGCTGAGCTTACTGTCGGTGATGTAGTCCTGATCGTTGACACTGACGCACCTGCTGTCACTGTATCCTTCGTTATTTCTAATAGCGCTGGTGTAGTTGACTTGGCTTCTGGTACGGCTGTAGGCAACTCATAAGCACA